GTATCCTCGGCAAGATTAAAGTTAAAGTCCTCGGCCTCTTCGATAAACTCAACAATATCGCTGGTCGCAATATTCTGATAACCAAAGTTGAGAACTAAACTATCTGCCGCCGCCATAGCCGCACCAGTTTCAGCATCTAACTGACCTGTAGCAATCTGGTTATCCAAACCTGGAAATTCGATGTATCCACCTCCAGGCATATCATTGGCACCAGTGCCATCACCGGACCAGAGCAACACAGAAAGTTTCCTTTCCATATTAACGCCAGCAATAACCTGCTCTGCCTTAGTAACCATGTCCATCATACCCTGTTCATTTAGGCTTGGCGGCATATAGACACCAGCCGAATCAGGGTTAAGGACAGCATTGATTAAACTCAAGTCAGTGAAGTCAGATCGGTTAATTTTCTTGATAGTATCTGGCAACCTGATGGTCTGAGTATCGCGTGCGATGTGTCCTAACTTCGCAGTCAGCGTTCCAGACTTCATGTAGCCAGTTGGCGCGTCATCACATGGCGAGTTTGGCTCATCTCCAGTCTCATCGCCAAAACCAGTAAGGAAACCGAAATAGGGTGTCGTCTCATTAGTGGGAAAAGCGGGGAGCAACTGGCCAAGGCCACGCGCTCTAACATGGGTAGAAATCAGGGTGTCTGATAAACCTGGAGTGTTAAACATACCTCCTGGTCCATGCAGTAACGTCCCTGAGTGCGCGGCGGCAAGAGCGTCTTTTTGTTGCGTAAGATCACCCGACTTTAGCGCGGACATTAAATCATTTACTGTTTTCGCAAAGGCTTTTTCTTGAACACCACTGGATACTTGACCCTGTGAATACATATCGGCCAAAACCTTAGTTTGTTCTTGAATTGCCTGGGCGAGTGTCAATTCCTCACTCATAATTTACTCCTTATATTAGCTTTCACTATTGGCCGTTTGTTCGGGCCGATAAAACTCGATTGCGCCCACGCTGCTTTTGAATTAGCTCGTCAATCGAATTGATGCCTGTCATTCCGGCTTCTGACAAATCGTGCTTGGTCTCTTTAGGACCAGCCTTACGTAACACACGCTCCTCGTTATAATCAAGTTGCGCTTTTTCCTGTCCAACAATCGTTCTAGCGATAACAGCCGACAGACTTGCCGCCGGTGTCTCTTTCACTTTCTCTGCCACACGCTCGTCCTCGGTCATCTTAAGAGAGTCAAGCTCTTTTCTGATAACACCAAGCTCTTCACGCATTTCAGCAACGTTGGCATTAATAGCCGCGAACGGCTCAGTCACGCCTTTAATAACTTCTTGAACAACTTCTTCAAGGTCGGAGAGGGTAGCATATTGCTTATCTTCATCCTCTTCGTCCTCTTCGTCCTCTTCATCCTCTTCATCCTCTTCTTGCTTCTTCTCTTCGTCGTCGTCCTCTTCCTCTTCGTCGTCCTCTTCCTTATCTTCAACTTCTTCAAGCTCAAGATCGGTAGCGAGTTCATCCTCAACGACAGCTTCCTCGTCTACCTCTTCGACGACATCCTCTTTCTTTTTCTTCGTTGAGTCTGTCATAGTGATCTCCTTTTTGGGAATATCGGCCTCATCAGCCGCCTTACCAATTTCACTCAGGCGAGCATCAAACTGTGCAACAGTATCCTCGCCAAAAGTATCAATAAACCAATCACGCTTGTAATCTTCAATTTCTAGTGGCATAGACTTCACCATAATTCCCCCCATAGCTGTGCCTAAATTGGCCGCAAACTCTAGGGGCAGAAATGTAAATTCCTCAGACATATAACCTGTAACAAAATTGGGAACATCTTCCCCGCCATCATCTGTATGCCCAGTCTTATCAAATTCCAGAAATTCCCAGGGCATTCCATGAGACATACCCATAGATCCTGGAGCTTCCTCTTCGTGCTTGACAAGTCCTTCAAACACCTTGTCGTAAAACTCTCCCTCATGCCCCTTGCCAGCGGCAATAAGAAAACCTCGCTCATCATACGCAACTGTTTCTGCATAGCCTACTGGTACGGGCACATGCCAAACCCATAGGTCTGGCGCGTCTTTATCGAATGTTTCTCTGTAGGTGCCATCGTCAATATTCTGGACAAATTTCTTGTGCGAGTCAGAAGTTAAGATATCCTCTTCACGGTCCATACGGTTGTTGCTGACAATGCCAAGCCAATTCCAAACCCCTTTGTGATCCTTATAGAATAAGAGTCTTGTTTTCTTGGTATTGATATTCACCGCCGCCGCATGTTTCATAGCTTCTTCTCTGGTCGGGTGACACTTAACCACTGAATCATCTGGCTCGATGACGCAGAATTTATCACCACGTTTCGCTACTTTTACAGGCATAAAATAAAAAAAGGCCAAAGCGCTTTCATGCACCTTGGCCCAGTTCGAGCATTTTAGGGCTAAGAATAGCCCGGATGTATCATACTACCCAAATGCTTTGAGGTTCAGATACGCCAACAGTATAGCGGCTACAGAAAACTAAGTCAATTTATCGTCTGGTATAATGACAGGCTCATCCACATATTTGTCCATCAAGGCCAGCAACGCACCAGCAGTTTGCGGAGTCATTTGCTTATTGGCGGCTCTGGCAGGATGTAACCTATGCCTGATAACAGGTTCGTAAAAAACAGGCTTATTGCCCACGACGCTCACGATAATCGTCATGACACTAAACCCTTTGTTATCTTTCAGTACAGCCTGTGCCGCACGTACAACATTCAACCAGTCAGGGTGTATGTCCAGGGGGGCTTCCCCACTTTTGCTCTGATCCGGTTTCTTTTTTGAGGCCAATTAGTTGTCCTTCAACACTTAAAATTACGTAACGTAAGTCAATTTTGCTCGGTGTCAGCGTCAGCACCCTGGTCATTTCCAACATCGCTTTCTTCATCATCCTCTGATTCATCATCGGAAGCATCATCAGGTTCTATTTTCTCCTCTGCTAAAGCCTCTCGTGCTTGCAACATAAGCATCATATTATATTCGCCCTCAAGCCATTGTAGGGCGGCGAGCGCACTCTCGGCCTTTCGCCTCTGTGCGATAGAAGTAGTTTGTGCCAATAATTCGTACACTCTAACCAGAGAAGTCTGTATAACAGGTTTAATCTGTTCAGGATCGTTATCAGCAAATATGGTGGGAGTTTCAAATCCTTCTACTGTACATAACGCTCTGATTAGGGGATCGTTTGTATAAAATAAAGTGGCTACTGGAACTCCATTTTCCAGCTTGCCGTCCTCATACTGAAGCCGAATAAATTCTTCTCTTGTTATGTCTCCATCAGAAAGCAACATGCGCCGTTGCCCCTCTGCATCAATTGCTTCACCTGCGGCAAGTCGTTCCACACGCCTGGATCTAATGTCGCGTATGTTGGCACGTTGCATATCTTCGTCATCATCTTGAAAGTCAAAACGGATTTCCATATATGGTGGGCAAATTTTGTAGTCGCCCTGTTGCTTAAAGTCTGCTGTAAAGTCTGCGGGCAACCTGCCGCGTGCCTTCATGTTAGCAACCTGATCGCTGGCCTTTGCTCCTGAAATTGGCCAGATGTCACGCACGTCAAGTCCAATGATATACGCAAGCGAGTAGATTGCCATTAGAGTTCCGACTTCCTCGTCAAATGGTTCAAAATTGTTAAGGTCAATCTTTTGAATATCTATCTCGGGACCGGCAAGAACAACTTGTTTAGCATATCTTTGCAGACCCAATTGATCCATAAGCTCTTCAGCAATCATGAATGACTTTACGACATCCGTTACCTCCATACCCTTAGCGGCGATGATCTGACTTTGTGGTCGTGCGCCCATCTTTTCCAGTTTGTACTGAAGCTGATCGCTTAGAACTTGCGCGATTTCAAAACATCTGCTGGCGGCACTAAAACCAACACCATTCATTCTAACAAGTCCAGATGGTTGCTGGCTCATGCTTATCAATCTGGTAAAGTGGAATTTATACCATTTGCCATCCTCCCCCTGGTAGCGCACAGGATATATGGGATCGCCTGTTCTTGTACACATCTGCGAATCCAGGTGTCTTACTGCAAGAGGTCGGCCCTCAATCGGTCCTGCTGGATCGCCCGCACCGATGATTTCCATGAACGCGCCATTGTCATAAACCAGATAATCGTAAATGAATTTCTTGAGCGCAACCCGCAACCCTTCCCCGAACTCAGAGACATAATACATTTGTTGCGTATATTTCTCGGCCTCCTCCACATGAGAAATAATAGTTGGATCTTTGGCCTTAAAGACCAGGGGGATATTGGAAAGTTTGGTAGTTGCTAAATAAAACAAACCAGATAAGTGACCAGACTGCTTTGTTACACGGTGTAGCTCCTGATCTCTACGCTTAGACCACCAAGGCGGAATAAGCGAACTGGTTGTTATCACATACGATAGCGCCTGAACCATTGAGTGGGCAATTCCACTATCGGTCGAGACCTTGGCGGTCATGTCGATAGATTCGTCTATCAGGGGTATTACGTTAGTTCGCGGCATTGGCGTATTTCCTTTCGAGTTCGACCATGACTTCAGCTATTCGCTCGTCAATGGACTGCATATCTATTTTAATGTCTTTGCCGCCAGTATGTGCGACTTCGACGTGTCCCGGTCCAACATACGCTTCGTGCCAAACCCCATAACGTAAAGCGTCAATTCCGTGATTGTGAGCATCGATTGGATTTCCCCACTTATCGTAAGTGTAGCTACCCATTTCAAAGCGCAACATCCCGCACCTTGGATGCACAAGCACTTTCCTAACACCATTATAGTCTGAACCGACCCATGAGCGCAATTCCTTAACGCCCTCATCTATTTTGACCCTGATACCAATAGGCTTGCATTTGGCTTTCATCAAGTGACCGCCCAATGAAGGGCTTGCGCCATCATATATTGAGTAGTTGGGTAGCGGCCACCCATAACTTTCTGATAGGTCTTTTATCTTTTGGATATGCGGATCTTGCAAAATTTGGATCTCGTAATGATTAGCAAAGATAGATAGAATTCCATCCTTTCGCCGCTGGCCCAACAAGAATACTCGCGGGTTCGACTTAGCCGTGAACCAGCCAGTCTTATCATCTTTCACCCCACTATAACCGTCGTCACAAAACCAGAATGTAGGACCGTAATCAGGAATGTAGTCGGCGAGAATTGTAACATTTCCGTGGATGTCGTTTGTGTCCTTACTCTTGGAATAATCGTCCGACCAAGTATCAATCACAAGACCAATGCCATCTATCCAAAGACCGTCGCGCAACCTTGCTTGGTCAATACCTGTAAGCCGATCCAACATGCCCATGTAGGAAGCTGGATTAGAGGGATTATCCAAGGCGCTGGTAGGATAGAATGCGGCCTCTTCATTGATTATCAGGCGGCGGTTGATCCAGTGCAGTTTCCCAAGAGGATTCGACGTGACCATAATCTGAGTCCAGTCGGCGGCAGTACCACGCATACGGGCTAAAACAGCATTGAAGTCCTCTTCTTCAAACTCGCTTCCCTCTTCTATCCACCAGAAGTCTACAGAGCCATCCTTGCCGATTGACTTTAGACCTTCACGTGCTCTTTCGTCCCATATCCCCTTAAATATTAGCTCGCTCCCGTTGCTGTACTTAACCCTGTTTGCTCGCGCAGAAAAGTTGCATCGTGGCTCCT